ACATTCAGCCGCTGGAATTCGGTGGTTACATTTGCGGCAGTCGCAATAAAATTGGATTCGTCTACATCGATTCGGTCAAGTTGGAACTTACGGTTTCTGTCCTGTGTCATAGTCTTTGTTTCATAGGCAAGGGTAACGCCGCCCTGCGTATAGCCCTTGTCACGGTCATAGTTTGCAAGTCCGTCCATAGAGAGCTTCGGTATCTTGACTTCCCTGCCGCCAGAATACTTGACCTGACCGGCGTTTGTTTCCATCCAGCCGGAGGTTGCTCCCTCCAGCATCTGCTTATCCAGCTGCTGCTGAAATAGCGTTGCCATTGCTAATGTGTTAATAGGCATAAAATATCACTCCTTAAAATGTTCCCCTTGCCGCGGCAAATGCGTCCGCGACTGCTTTTGTTTCCGGTGCATCGGGGCTTGGTGCGCCGGTCTGAAATCCGTTTCCTTCTGGCTTGGTTTCCACGTTCTCAAACAGATAGCTGTCCGACTTTTTAAGGCCATCCAGTGCGGCATCAAAGCCGTCAATCGTGCCATCATCTTTTACGGTCATTTTGGATGTGTCCAGCAGCGCCTTGATTGCCTTTGTATTTTTGCCTTTGGCTTTCGTGATACCGAGGTCAAGGGCAGCATTCAAAGCATTCTGATTCATCTTGTTCTGCAGAGTTTCCGTATCGGTTTTATACTTTTCCTGCAGGTCGGAAAGCTGTTTTGTCAGTGTCTCATTGTCGCCTGTCGATTTCTTCAGCGCGGCAATGTCCTTGTCACGGTCAGCAAGCTGCTGCTTCAGGTCTTTAACGGTTGTTTCGCTGGCATCGAATTTTTCTTTGCCAACATAGCCGCCATCAGCCAGGTTGGCAAGTTTCACTTTCTCATTGCCTTTGAGTTTTTCGGCGACTTTTGTATAGAGTTCGTCGCCCAGTGCTTCTTTTAGGTCCATGTGAATCCTTTCCACCGCAGATTTTTTAAAGGCGGTTGACTCCGCCGGGCGGCGCGCTGCATTTTAAGCCCGGCAGCGTGGGGCAAATAAAAACGCCCTGCCAAATGGCGGGACGAGATTTAACGGTTTATTGTGTTTATGGTATTTTAGCTGTAAAATATTGGAGAAAAGAGGCGATATACCATGCGATATGATACACGTTCCGGATACTGCCCAACGCTCAAAAGGGACTATTCGGTCACTGTAGAGCAATTGGAAACTACCAACATTGAGGACACATCAAGGCACTACATTGACGGTCAGTTTGACTGTAAGTATGCTGAAATGCACCAATGCCCGCACGTCAATGATTGCCCCGTAGCTCATCTACAGAAATAACCTTTTTGTCAGCCCTTTCGGCACCAGCCGGATTGGATGAATTTTTTTGAAGCTTTTCAAGAAATTCTCGCACGGGTTTCGGAAAGCGGAATGCGCAATGTTCGGTTAAAGTCATATCAGTACCATCCAAATGCAATGTTACGATTGGAATTTCCCCTGCTTTTTGTGAAACTGAATAATCAAGGACCAAGTTTGAAATGTCCTGCCCGTCTACAACTAACTTGGAGAAGGGATTGTGGGCCGCTGTAATTTCAATTTTATGCATATCCATCCTTCTTTCTTAATTTGAGCATAAAAATACCGCCATGCTATTTCAGTAGGCGGTATTTATTCAGGAATATGGTTTGGACACTTCAAACAAATTTGCTTAAAGTTTTCCTTTTGGGTTGCTTCCTTTGGTGCTGTATCTTCGGGAGCATTGTCCTCAGCAACCATCGCAATGTCAAAACATTTTCCATCGCCGTCAATTTCCCGGTTTAGAATGGGGCACATTACCTTCCGCATATTTCTTTATCACCTCACAGATTTTTTTAGGTTCACCCTTAAATTGTTCCGCCGAATAAGCGGTTCTTATATAATTGCCTTGTACGTTCACATAAGCAGCGCCAATTTCAGAGTAATAGTTTTCATATTGGCCTTGCCATCTGGTAATCGAAATACGAGCCTGTTTAATAAATTCTTTGGCTTCTTCATCCGTAACATTGTGCTCTCGTTCCCTGTTAATATGCCCATTGTCAAAGCCTAATTTTGTAATATCAATAGCTTTTACTGGAATATGAATATTACCCTTAATGCCAAGCCCTTTTAGTTCCGAGGCCATATCAAAAGCTTTTCTATCCGCGTCAGGATTTTCAAGCCGATATTTATAAAATGCCTTTGCCCGGTTCCATTTCTCAGGCTCATTATACTTCCATTGCTGCAATTCCGCAAGGTCTTTCGGGGCGTCTTTGCCAAGGGCTTTTCTCAGGTTTTTCAGTTGCGCCGTATCGGCCTTCCGGTTCCAGTATTTCTTTTGCGCTGTTTCAAGGCTGTCCGCGCCATATTTCTCACTGATATCTTTGCGCCATTTTTCATAGGTCATATCCGCCGGCACTGTGTAGTTCTTACCAGTCTCCGGGTTACGGGCTGTACGTTCTCCGTCAGGCTCTGTGCCCGGAATGACCGGCGCAATCGTGCAGCGGTCATTCGGGTGCATTGGGGGAAAATTGACACCGGTTTTGGCCTCAGCCACTTTAAAAACTTTCAGGTCAAGTGCGCCACAAACAGCACAGGTGCGGGCGTCCAAGGTAGCAAGGTACGTGTATTCTTTGACACCCATTGCCTTGTAGGACTCAAGCGCCGCATCATTGTGCATCCGATTGACTTCTGTCCGGATGAGCCGGGCGGCAACGTAAGAGCCAACGTCCATTAAGTCGGATAATTCCGCCGTCATCTGCTGGATGGATTTTCCTGCCGTGACGCCAGCGTCAATCATCTTTCCGCCTTCCGACGCCAGCACATCGCGGTTCTTCCAAACGCGGGAGGAATAGTTTTCACCCTTCCACGGATTTTGTATAGCTTGTTGCACAACCTCCTGGGAAAGCGGTACAACCGGTGTACCCGGAAGTTCGGGCAGTGCATCATACATTGTCTTGTAATAGGAATCGTCGTAGGCTTTCACAAGCTGCCGGGAGCCGGCCTTTTCTTCCTGCGCGGCCAGCTTGTCGAGTTCCGCTTCAATCGCCCTGCGCGCGGCCTGCAGGCGGCTGATACGGTACCCGTAAGCCGGGGCGTTCAGCTTTGCCAGTGCTGCCGCATCTCCGGTTTCTTCATACCGTTTGCGAAGTTCGGCAAGCAGTTCGGCGGTTTCCTGTACGGACATCAGTTCACGGGCTTCCTGCTCACTTATGCCCGTATACTTCCGGAAGTTCTGAAAAATCCGGTCAATCATTTTGACGAGCTCTTTATCAGCATCGCCATACATAGCAGCAAGGCGCTTCAAGGTGTCGGCAGTGCCATCGTGGGCTTCCGCTTCGCGCTGCAGGGAACGGAACACCCAATATTCATCGGATTTCATTCAGCATTACCGTCCGGTGATTCAGGTTCAAAGTCAGGGCATTGATTGCCGCGATTCCAAACGCAATTACGGCCAAAATGACGTATACAACAAACGTCATCAGTGGTGCCTTTCGCCGAATCATCTTTTGCGCATTTCATACAAAGACAGTTTGCTGTTAAATCATTCAAACAGCCAATATGGTGCTTGCCTTTCACGTTCCATCATCCCCTTCATCACCGCCGGGCGGCACATCATTATTCCCGAACATTTGGCTGCGCCGTTCATCCTGCTTTGCCTGCTGCGCTTCGAGGTCTTTTTCGGCCTGTTCCGCGTCGTCGACAAGCGGATGGTGCGCAAGCAGCATCTTATCAGGTACCAGCCCGCGGGACTGCATAATCATCTGGACGGTTTCCGCATCATTCACAATCATCGTCTTATTGACCGTCACAACGATTTTGGAACTGTCGTAGTCCGTACCGTCCCGGCGGTTCATATCATCCGTCAGAAACCAGAACAGGTCTTTCAATGCCTTTTTCAGTTTCAGAATCAGCGGATTTGCTTTCAGGTCAAGCTGCGTGTATTTGAATTTCAGCGCAACGCCAGACGGATTATTGCCCAACTGTTCGTCCGAGGTATCAATGCCCATGCCAAAATGGTAAATATCATGTCGTAGCATATCCAGCCACTGACAGCGGTCGGCAACAGATAACGTTACCTGCTGAGCAGTCACACCGTCACCAGCATCCCCGCCGGACACATTCACAACCTTGTTCATCTGCAGTCGCTTGACAATTTCGCGGCTGGTCTCCCCGCCAAAGCCGCGCACAATCCAGTACAGCGCCACAAGGTCTATCTGGTCGTTCGTCGTGGCCGAGGAAATCATGTCATAAGCGTCAATCAGGGACTTAATACCGCAGGGCTGTCCGCTCTCGTCCTGCCCGCCGAGGTCACTTGCTGCTTCACTGTTATTGTAAAGTGGTACCCACGGCACACGGCCCCAGCTATACGCTTCCCGGCTCGTTTCCGCCCCGTCAACGGTTGTTACATTCCACCAATGCGGCGCCGGATTCATGGCATAAGACGGGTCAAGCAGGTAATTGCCCTGTTCGTCCTGAACGTAATAAGTGACGTCATGGTCCGTCCACCATTCGACTTTATAGCGCTGTACGGTTTGGCCGGACGAGGCAACACTGAACGTGTAAAAGCGCACAACGTCTTCCAGCGTGCGCTGGTGCTCGGAATCGTAAAAGGCAATGACCTCATTTGCCGGGACAACGATGTAATGCAGGGAGCCGTCCGGGTCGTAATACGGATGCACCCAGCCAACGCCTTTCTTGGACGCTTCTCTCACCCAGTCTGCCAGCATGTCTGGAAATTCCTCATCTGTTGTGATATTCGTTATTACCGTTTCAAATGCTTTGTCGTCCTCAACGCTGACGGTCGGCGGCTTGCCAACGATGTACCCGACTTTCTGGTCCACCAGCAGACGGAAGAACGGGTGAATGTTGTGCATATTGGAATTATTGGAATTTGTAATGGTCTGCGCAATTTCGTGCTCTTTGCCATCCAGACTGTCCTCTGCCGGTGTTTTATCGTAAACAATCGACTGCCGGAAGTCATGCTCCAGAATATCATGCTGGCCGTTGTAATAGCGTTCGCCAATGGCCATGAACCGTTGCTTCTCGTCTATTGACCAATCGCGGAGAATCAACTTGATAATTTCCGACTGATTGAGCTTGCCCTCGATTGTCAAACGTGCCTTTATCAGGTCAAGGTCACTTACGTACAATTTACACCACCCTCACATTCTTCATATCATCTTCGCACGCATAGCGAACCGCGTCGATTGCGTGGTTGTTATGGTCGGGATATCCGGCCTTAAACTCTCCGCGTGCGTCGCGGTCCAGCTCATACTCCACAAATTCACGTGCTACATGTGGGCAACGCTTTGGGTCAATTACAATCTCATCAAGCCCTTGCAGCCAGTGAATACCATACTCCACACTGTCCGGGCCTTTCTTGGCACCGCGAACGCGCAAGCCATAGCCGCAAACTTCCGCAATGCTTTTGGGCTCGGCTGAATCACAGACAATATCTTTCCCCTGCCCGCCGTGCTGCTTTACCTGCTCGGCTGCGGCACGGTTGGTAAGGCCAACTTGATACACCTCGTCGTAAATCCACAGGCGCCGGCGCTTGCGGTCGTACCCGCAGGCAACGAATGCAAACGGGTCAATGGCAAACCCCCAGTCAAGGCCGAAGCGGTGACGTGGCATCTGGCGGATTTCTTCGTCCGTAATCCTCCGAACTTTCACATTTGTGAATACTTCTCCTCCTGTCCCGGTCGCAATGCCCATATACTCATGTTCATAGGCTTCCGGTTTTACGTCTTTCAGGTGCTCTGCTTCAAGTAAGAATTCACTGCCGAGCCACTCCCGTGGTACAGTCAAGTAGGTACTGTGATGTTCCACCATACCCGGCTCACTGAATTCGGTTTGGTCATTGACCCAGCTGCGCTGCGAACGCGGTGGGTTGAAACTATAGAACACTGTGAATTTCGGCCCGCCGCGAAGAACAGACTGCTGAATGCTGCGGATTTTCTCCGGACCCTCAAATTCGTCCAGCTCCTCAAACCACAGGTATTTGATGTACCCTCGAGGGGCTTTGATTGACTTCATCTTCATAGGGTCATCAGCGCCGCGGAAAAGAATCTGCTGCCCGGTTGGCTTGTACGTAAGCCGCAGCGGTGAAAGGGATGCCTTCCAAAGGTGCGATACACCGAGCTTATCAATTGCCCACAGAAGCTGCGTATAAACACTATCCTTCAAGTCAACGCCATACCGCCGTAAGGCTGCCGCATTTGTGAATTTCCCTGCCTTTGCGTCCCGCATGATTCCCAGAGGAATTTCTGTTCCGACAAAGGACGACTTTGTGGAGCCGCGTCCACCGGCAAGTTTATAAAAAGTATGACCCCCCGCCACAATATCGTGGTGGAGGTCATAGAACGATGGAGCGATAATATCAGTCAGTTTTACCTGTCTGGGGGATGTCGTCAACAATCTGCACCATCCCTTCTCCGGATACATTCACGTTGTCGGTCAGCAGGCCATAGCGCTTTGCGAGAAGTTCGGCGGCTTTGTTTAGGTCACGCACCTGCGTTGGAATTTCAACGGTCACGGGGCTTTCAACATCTTCCGTAACCCTCCTCCCACTATCATCATAAAAGCTGCGGTGCTGTTTGCAGGTCACTACAACTGTGTCCTTTTCCTCGCGCCGAAGAACGCGCGTCAAGGTCTTGAGAACTTCATCCGCTTTGGCAATACGCTTGTCCTCCAGCTCTGCAAGACGAGTGTCAATTGGTTCTCTAAGTTTCACTAAGTTCTGTGCGCCCTGAACCTGAGGCTGCTTGTACCCTGCTCTGCGTGCTGCCTCTGTCTGATTCCCTGTTTCTATGTAGAAATCAATGAAGCGCTTTTGCTTTTCGGTCAACTTCATGTGCTGCCACCGCCCAGCAGGCGGATACCTAGCAGGCGACTCTCGCCCGGCGGCCAGACCTGTACCATGATATCAGCTCCTTTAGTCGATACAGTTAATGCCATATTCAACGGCGCATTCGTGTTCAATCTTGCAGCCGCGGGCGTCTTTCCAGCCGTGGGCGAAATAAGCAACATCAGCCTGTGCAAGCAGCTCGATTGACTTACCAAGAAACCACAGTGGCTTTGCATCATGTGGTGCACTTTCAAAGAATGAATCAATCATTTCTACTGGCTCACCGATTATGTTCTCTGCTACAGTCGCAGCCTCTTTACGTTCTTTCAGAATGTCTTCATCCGTTTTATTGCGCATAGGCTGTGAAATAAAAAGTTTTTTCATTATGTTTTGCTCCTTTAGAGTACAAAAATAGCGCCTACCACCGAAGTGGAGGGTGCTATAAAAACAAATCAATTTAAAATTAGACTTATCAATCTAGTTCCCAGTATTGCTTTCTTTCTCCGTCATAAGACCATCCAGAAGCAGTGCACTCTTCGCATTTTTTATCGCCATCACTGCACTTTAAAAGATTATCAAATGATATTTCTCTACCTTGTGTGGAATTTGAAGATTCAGTAATTATTACTGGCTTGTCATACTTGTGGCAATACGCGGATCTGCTGTTAGACGTTAAATTCATTTGAATTCCCTCCTTTTTCTTTTTACAATACCCCAATATATTACAAAATTCAAGGAAAATTTTGCACAAAATTAGCATTCTAACAAAGGACTGCCAAAAAAGTATTTTAAGAGTACCGGCTCAGCCTCACGCGGCCTTACCGGCATAGGTGCCACCGTGCGTTCCATCACGGCGGCATTATTTAGGAGGAACCTTGTAATCTTTTGATACGTTCTGTCGCTGTGTGATAATAAGTATGATCCAGTTCAAACCCGGTGTACTTTCGGCCGGACTTGATACACGCAACCGCCGTCGTCCCACTGCCTATGCAGCTGTCCAGCACCAGTGCGCCCGGATTGGTATAGGTCCGAATCAGGTATGCAAACAAAGCGACCGGCTTCTGTGTCGGATGCAGACCGCGCTCACATTTGATTTCCAGCAGCTGGCGCGGATAATGTACAACGCAGGTTTCCGTGTCTTTCCCCAAACTGTCCGTGTGGTAAACACAATCTCCACGAGCTGTCTCGTGCTTACCTTTCTTTCGGATTGGCTTATCCAGAACTATAATGCCCTGCGGATTGTACGTTGGTGCTTTCTTGTAAAACACGCACACCTCTTCAACGCAGCGCAGCGGCTGGTACTTGGCAAAGGCAAAACCGGTCGGCATATTTTTGTACCAGTACCAGCAGTAGCGAAACAATCTCGGCTGGCTGCTGATAAGTTTGGTGGTAAACGGCTGGCAGGAAGTCAGGCAGATAGCACCGCGGTCTTTAATTACGCGCAGGTACTGCGCCCAAAGCTGATCAAATGGCGGCAGGCTGTCCCAGCGGCATCCGGTAATCCCATATGGCAGATCTGTTAGAATCATATCCACACTCTTATCCGGCAGCCGGTTCATTCCAACGATGCAATCTTCATTGTAAATATGGTCGATATACTCTTCCATGGTGTCCCCTTTCTGGAGATCCGCATGGCCGATACTAAAGCGGCATGAAAAAAGGGCATCTTAATGGGTACCCCTCTCTGCGAAATTCCGTAATTATATATTACCACACATGAAACCGGATTGTCCCGGCACTTTCAGGCACTTTCCGGCATTTTCCGGCAGTGATTTTCAGCTGCCCCAACTTAGCACCTCTTGCGGTGACAGTTCGGACAGTTCGTGCAGCAAAGCGGATGCTTTTTTGCGTGCCCATCCACCATCACACTCGGCATCCGAAAAACCGACTTCTGCGCAAATCTCTTTCCAGGGCGGCCTGCGTGTCCATTTCCGGCGTGCCTGCGGTTCTTTCGGTCCCATATAGGCAAGTTCCAGAATTCGCCGTTCCGCCCGTCCCAGTGTTGCAAGTGCCACCCGGCACCAGTCCCGCTGCTCCTGCAGGCGGGCAATGCGCTTTTGGCACACCGCAATCTGCCGGTCAAAGTAAGCGCCACTGTCACGCATAGCCTGCGCGGCTGTAGGGTCCCCAGTGCTGCCCTTTCCGGTCGGCATCCCGGACAGGTTAGGCGAGGCAATCGAAAACTTCCCGCGTTCCTCCTGGCAGTGCCGGATAGTCGCCAGTTCTTCATCTATCATCTGAGGGATGTCATAATATCTCTGCAGCAGCCTTTTGATTTGTTCCGGCGTCATTGGTTCCATGTATGT